AAGGCGCGCGTGGAATGAGTCTCAATCTGATGGTCATCGATGAAGCACTAAGCCATCCACTATCACTGATCGCAGCATTACAACCAACGCTTGCAACACGCCGCAATGGTCAACTCTGGCTTCTATCAAATGCTGGCATACCTGGTGAATCAGAACTCTTGCAGCATTATCGCAACATTGGACATTCTGGAATACAAGATCAGAACAATCCTCTTGCATGGTTTGAATGGGCTCCAGCCGAGGACAAGTTTGACTACATGGATGAACAGGTCTGGCGTCAAGCAATCCCAAGTCTCGGTGAATCTCATGGCGTACTGATTGAGGCGGTTCGAGAAGCAGCTCTAACCAACAGCCCAGATATCTTCATGAAAGAGTGGCTTAATGTCTGGCCAGCCCAAGAAGCTGCTCAGGTCGTACCGACTGAACTCTGGGACTCATTGGCTGATACTGGCGTTGTCAATAACAATCGGATTGTGCTTGGCGTTGACATATCACGTGAACGCGACAAGGCCTCCATCGGTGCATCATCACTTGTCGCAGGCATGACTCCAGTGGAAGTCGTCGAAGCGCGCGATGGTGTTGGCTGGCTTGTTCCCAGACTGATCGAGATTGCTAAGCGATGGAAGGCTCCAGTCGTTATCGATGCTGGATCACCTGCTGGTTCCATCATTGGCGAAGTCGAAAATGCAGGCATCAAAGTAATCGCCATCGGCCTGCGTGATTACGCACGCGCCTGCGGCAGCTTCTTTGATGGCGTGCAGAATAGAACTATCTGCCATCTTGATGATCCAAACCTGCGTGACGCCATTATTGGCTCAACTAGGCGTAGGCTTGGCGATGCTTGGGCATGGAATCGTCAGAGCACGACAAACATCACGCCTCTAGTCGCAGTCACATTGGCGCGTTATGGCGTCGTCAATGAACCCGAAGAAAAGCCAGTGGCAAGGAGCAAAATCTACTGATGAAAAAATACATGGGATCAATCGTTCAGGTCATTGGTGCAGGCGTTCTGGTAATCGCAGCATCTCTTGTCTCGACTATCGCTGCGGTATCATTAGCAGGGATTCTTATTCTTCTCTTTGGGATTGCGCTTGAACGGAGACTATTCTGATGCTTGGCCGACTCTTGAAGCGACAAATCCAACCCAACACAGTTTATACATCAAGCGGTTACGTCGATTCGCTTGGTCGCGTTGGACGATTCTTTCAAGGATCATGGTCAGCGACTTACGTTGACGGAAAGACTGCTCTAGGTATTCCTGCAATTTGGCGCGGTGTCACCTTGATTGCAGATGCAATCGGTGCACTTCCCATTCATGCATATCGTCAGGGCGAACTTGTTTATCGAACACCAAAGATTCTTGATCGTCCAGTGCCAACCGAGACGCGCATGGAAACCTATGCAGCAATGGCAGCATCGTTGATTGTGCATGGAAACTATGTTGCAGTGCTTGGCGAACCTGGTGCTAACGGATTGCCAGAGTATTTCTACCCTGTAGAAGTCGATCGTGTGCAAGTATCACGCGAAAGCGATGGACGCATCGTGTATCGCATCGATGAGAAGGTCTATGACAAATCCGAGATCCTGCATATCAAATATTTCACCATGCCAGGATCACTTGTTGGTGAAGGCATCTTGGCTGCACAAAAGCAAGCAATTGGCAAAGGCATTGCAATCAACGAATATGCATCACGCTATTTTGACGGCGGTGTTCTTCCATCTGCAGTGATCAAGTCAAGCAATCCAGATCTCAGTCAAGAAGAAGCTGATGCACTGAAGACTGCCTGGATGTCGATGTATAGCGCACGCAATCGAGCACCTGCAGTGCTTAACGCATCCACCTCATTTGAGGTGCTATCAAGCAACGCGCAAGAATCGCAGCTCATCGAGGCTCAGCAACAGTCACTTGTTGAGGCTGCAAACATTCTGGGATTACCTGCCTATTACTTGGGCGCGCCTAACTCATCACGCACTTACACGAATGTCGAGCAGGAGAATCTGCAACTGGTTCGTTGGTCGATTCAACCGATTGCAGAGCGCATCGAGCAAGCGATGAGCGATCTTCTTGTTCGTGGTCAGTATGCAAAATTCAACTATGATTCATTACTTCGCACCGACACTTTAAGCCGCTATCAGGCACACAAGATTGCAATCGAGGCAGGCTTCTTGACGATTGATGAAGTTCGTGAATACGAAGATTTAGAATCAATGGATGAAGCGACCGAGGACTATATCGAGGACGCACCAGAAATGGACGATGAAGAACAACAGCCTGCTGAGATAGGAGATGAAGAAAATGCAGACCTTTGAGAAACGATTTCTGTCTGCTGACCTAGAACATCGCGCAGAAGGTGATGGTCGCACCATCTATGGCATCGCAGTCCCCTATGACGTTGAGATGCGTGTCTCTAGCGATACAACCGAAGTCTTCCGTCAAGGTGCATTCGCTGACGTTCTTCGAGCACCGCATCGAGTTAAGTTACTTCGTGGCCATGATGCAAAGGCTTATCCACTAGGCCGAGCGACATTACTGCGTGAAACCGATAAAGGCCTTTATGCCGAATTTAAGATCAGCAAGACACGCGAAGGCGATGAAGCTCTTGAACTCATCAAGGATGGCGCGCTGGATCAACTATCAATCGGATTTATGCCACTAAAGAATCGCAAGCGCGCTGATGGTGTTATCGAGCGCATCAAGGCACATCTGGCCGAAGTCTCATTGGTGACTTTTGGCGCGTATGGCGATTATGCAATGGTATCAGGCACACGCGCAGAAGATCGTCCGACTACACCGCGCCTTGACGCAGCATCGGAGATTCTGAAGAAACTGCGTGGCTGATGCCATACTCGATTGTCAACGATCATCCAGATTGTGAAGGCTTCGCAGTCATCAAAGATTCATCACGCGAAGTCATGGGCTGCCATAGAACTGAGGCACAGGCGCAAGATCAACTGACTGCACTTAACATTGCAGAATACGGCAACCGAGAACTGCCAGAAAACTATAGACCAGCATCCAGCGATGATGTGCCAGAAGGTCGTAACTGCGGTAACTGTTATTTCTATGAAGCAGGCTATTGCGAACTGTGGGATGAGAATGTCCAAGCCGACTATTACTGCAATCGATGGGCGCAAGTGATTGAGCGTCAGGAAAGTTATGCGCCAACCGCTTCAATGCAGGCAGAAGCGCGTCGTGGACTTGCTTGGCGTCGAGAACTTGGTCGCGGTGGAACTGCTGTAGGACTGGCACGCGCACGTGATATCGCAGGCGGCAAAAACTTACCCTTAGACACAATCCGAAGGATGGTCAGTTATTTTGCACGTCATGAAGTCGATAAAGAGGCACAAGGATTTAGGCCTGGAGAAGATGGTTATCCATCAAACGGAAGAATCGCTTGGGCATTATGGGGCGGCGATGCTGGCAAGTTATGGGCTAATCGGATCTCTAAAGCGAATGAGACGCGATTAGATCATGCGCGTAACATCCTCGATATATTGCGAAAATCTGATATAGAATAAGCACGTCGTAGATCACCATCGACCGACGGATGCAACACCTCATCTTTTGATGACACCTTGCGCCGAGCAGATCGATCACCATCTCGGTTAATCCATCCATCATTAGACTAGGAGAAAATCATGGCTAACGCCTTCCTTGAGTCTCTACGCGAAAAGCGCGAGAACAAGACCTCCACTGTCGAGTCGATCATCAACCGCGCTGCTGAAGAGACACGCGATCTGACTGAGATTGAACTTGCCAACGTGGAAGCATTAAACCTTGAAGTCAAGAAGCTTGATGAGCGCATCGAGCAGATGTCAGACATCGAACTTCGCAACGCAAAGGCAGCAGAACTTGCAGCTAAGGTTGACGGAGCAGCAGCACCAGAGAAGCGTCAGAGCGCATCAGTAAAGATCGTCTCTGAGGAGCTGACATACTCAGAGCGCACTGCAAAGAACTTCTTGCAAGATGCAGTCAACGCACACTTCCGTCGTGATCCAGGTGCAGAAGATCGCATCGCACGTCACCAACGCGAAATGGCTGTTGAGTATCGCGCATCCTCGACCTCATCCTTCGCAGGATTGGTCGTTCCACAGTATCTCGTCGATCTCTATGCACCATTGGCACGAGCAGGTCGTCCATTCGCAGATGCAGTTCGCAAGCACGAACTTCCAGCACAGGGCATGTCGGTCGTTATTAGCCGCATCACCACTGGCACAGGCGTTGCTTTCCAGACTTCACAGAATGACACCGCATTCAGCCAAGATCCAGATGACACCACTCTGACTGTCGATGTGAACACCATCGCAGGCCAGAACTCAGTATCTAAGCAAGCACTGCTTCGTGGATATAACATCGAGAACATTGTTTTGAGCGATCTCATCCGCGCTTATCACACCAAACTTGATGACGCTATCCTCAACGGATCAGGCACAAACGGACAACCTCTTGGCCTCAACGGCATGACAACTGGCATCGTGGTCACCTACACCGCGACCACTGGCACTGTCGCTGGTATCTATCCAAAGATTGCCGATGCATTGCAGCAGATTCAATCAACTGTCTATGCAAATCCAAACGCGATCGTCATGCATCCACGACGACTTGCATTCTTCTTGGCTGGCCTCGATTCATCGAATCGTCCACTGGTCGTACCAAACACCTACAACCCAACAAATGCAATGGGTGCAGGACTTGGCACACCGCCATACGGCAACAGTGGCTATTCGTTGCTTGGCCTTCCAATCATCACTGATGCAAACGTGACAACGACTGCATCAACTGACCAAGATCGCATTTATATCGTTGATCTCAACGAATGCCATCTCTGGGAAGAGGCAGGATCGCCAACCTACGTCCGATTTGAAGAGCCAAATGGCAAAGTCGCACTCAACTTCGTGCTCTTTGGCATGTCAGCCTTCACGGCACTTCGTTATCCTGGAGCAATCGCACGAATCCAGGGCACTGGTCTAGCAGCTCCGAGCTTCTAGCGAAAACGACTGTCAGTGGCGTGTCACCTTTCCCACGCCACTGATGGTTATAACCATGATCGGTTTCACTAGAATGAGAAGGTCATGTCCCGTCCCTGATATGACGCGCTCGAAGGAGACCGATCATGGCTATAACTAACGGCTACGCAACGCTGACTGAGATCAAGAACTTCTTGTCTATTCCAATCAGTGACACAGCAGATGACAGCCTTCTTGAAGGCCTCGTCGAATCTGCATCACGCTCGATTGATCGCATTGCCAATCGCCGCTTCTATCTTGACACCAATGCAACTGCGCGGCTTTATCGCGCCTATTCAAACGTCTTTGTCTTTACTGATGATATTGGCTCAACGTCAGGATTAGTCGTCGCCATTGATGAAGATGGTGATGGCACATTCGAGACAACTCTGACGCTTAACACCGACTACATTCTTGATCCTTTGACTTCACCTCAACTTGGTCGTCCTTACACGCAACTAACGATGATTGGCAACACAGTCTCATTCCCTATTTTTCCAGGATTGTTTAGCAATGGACTAAGGCCAGGTGTGCAAGTCACTGCCAAGTTTGGCTGGCCTTCCGTACCAGATGACATCAACACTGCCTGCCTGATTCTGACTGCCGATCTTTACAAGCGCAAAGATGCACCAGGTGGCATCCTCGGACTTGGCGACCTCGGAGCTGTACGGATGAGCGCACTCGGTCGAGATGTCTCCAGCATTGTTCGCGCTTATCGCAAAGAGACACTGGCATGATTCCATCCGATGTGCGAAATGGCCTGCAAACCAGGCTTCAGACAATCTCAGGCCTTCGCGTCCTAGACACTGTGCCAGATAGCGTCAACATCCCGACACAGGGCGCAGTCGCAGTCGTCGGAATGCTCGATCTCAACTTTGACTTCGCTATGAATCGTGGCGCAGACCAGGCTACCTGCAGCATTCTTGTGATCGTCGGTCGTATGAACGAATCAACGGCACAAGATCGGCTTGATGGTTACCTATCATCAAGCGGAGCAACATCGATCAAAACCGCCATAGAAGCTGACAAGACTTTAGGTGGAGCAGTAGCGACACTTCGAGTCACACAGGCGACTAGCGGTATGATTACCATTGCAAATATCGATTACATCAGTTATCGGTATGAAGTAACACTCATCGGCTGACCAAAAGGAGAAAACAACTCATGGCAATCTTCATGGGAAATCAGGTCGCGGTCGTGGTCGGCACGACGAACACGATCTCGACATTCGTTCAAAGCGTAAGTCTCAACAGAGAACTCGACGTCGTTGATATCACAGCGATGACAGATCTGGTCGCTAACGCGATCACTGGGGTCGAACGTTCAAATGTGACAATGGAACTTTTCAATGACTTCGCAGCATCCAGCGTCAACTCATTATTTGAGAACGCTCTTGGCACAAAACTTAATATCAAGCTCATTCCAGTATCAGGTACAGTCACAGCGACAAATCCTTCATACAGTATGTCCTGTTTGATCTCAAATTGGACACCGATTAACGGAACTATCGATGGCGTAGCGACTGCCAGCGTGACGTTTCCAGTGACAGCGATTACTAAGGCAACTTCCTAAAACTGAATAGGGGACACAATGCACCAGATCAAGGTAGTAAAGAAAGATGGCAGTGAAGTCTTGTATGACTTGACAGCCAGCGCACGTGTGGCTTTTGAAAGCCATTATCAACAGGGATGGCGCAAACGCCTCGTGGAGCAACAGATGGAGCGCGACCTTTGGCACTTGGCATGGTTTCTCGTCAAGGCCAAAGGTCAGACGACACTGGAGTTTGGTGACGAGTTCATCGATCAATACGATGACATCGACATCATTCTTGACGCAAAAAATGGATAGACCGCAACGGAGACATCTATGAGGTCGCTTCCGTTGCGGTGCTAACTGGCATCGCACCAAATGCGTTGCTGGAATGCGATCCAGCGATTTACACCGCTATCAAGGC